AAATTACAGAGAGAGATTACATGTTCGTTAACAGAATAGGTAAAGTTATTAGTGTTCCAGCTGGTATAAAAACAGAAGTAAGTGTTGGAGATGAAATAATAGTTCATCATAATGTTTTTAGAAGATGGTTAAACCAACAACAAGAAGAGCGTAACTCAGCTAGTTATCTTGATGAAGATAAATACACTGTTGCTGCTGATCAAGTTTTTGCTTATAAAAAAGATAAAAAATGGATTGCACTTCCTGGATATTGCTTTGTAGCACCAATAAAAATACAAGACAAATGGGCGCTTGAGACAGACGAAAATTTAAAAGGGGAGCTAGTATACACTAATAGCCAATTAAGTTCATTAGGAGTGTCTATAGGAGACGTGGTAGGGTTTACACCTAACTCTGAATATGAGTTTAATATTGATGGTCAAAAACTTTATAGAATTTTATCAAATCATATAACTATTAACTATGGACCGAAGAAAAAGAATAATACAAGCGGCGGAAAAAGCATTAGTTGAACTTGAAAAAGTTATTAAACAAAATATTGATTTATCTGAACTAGATCCTGAAAAAGCTAAAACAGCAGCTCAAGCTAAATGGGTTGCAATAGAAGATTCATTAAAGATTATAGAAAAAATTGAAGAGTTATCTGATAAAAAATCTAATACAGAATCTAAAACTTTTTTAGGTGTTGAAAATAGAATCAAATAATGTACAAACAAACGCTTTATAAAATACACAATACTCATTTATCTGATAAAAAAATTAAACATCTTAATAAACATAAGAAGTTTGAATATGGATATAATGAAGAATTAGACTGTGTTGTAATAAGTAAAGATGGTACAATAGGTGATATATACGAAATACAAGGTCTTAAGGTAGCAATACCTAAAACTCCAAAAAAAATAGATGGAGAAGACTTAAAACAATCAGATCAATATTTTAGAATAAAAAACAAACCTGAATCTCTAAATAAAATAAAAAGCATATATGATTTTCAATCTTACCCAGAGGATATTAAAGAAAAATACTACCAATATATTGATAGTGAGTTTAATTATCGTAATGATGGGTATTGGTTCATGTGCAACGGTGCCCCGAACTATATTACAGGATCGCACTATGTCTATTTATCCTGGACAAAGATCGACGTGGGAGCACCAGATTTTAGGCAGGCAAACAGGATATTTTACTACTTTTGGGAGGCGTGCAAGGCAGATAAGAGATCTTATGGAATGTGCTACCTTAAGAACAGACGGTCTGGCTTTAGCTTCATGGCATCCTCAGAGACTGTTAACTTGGCAACAACTTCCAAGGACTCTAGATTTGGGGTCTTATCTAAAACTGGAGCAGATGCGAAGAAGATGTTTACAGACAAGATTGTACCCATATCGATCAACTATCCATTTTTTTTCAAACCAATACAGGATGGGATGGAAAGACCAAAGACGGAGTTATCCTATAAGATACCGTCAAGAAGACTTACCAGAAACGCCATCAAAGAGACCTATAGTCAGGAGGAATTTGGGCAGGGGCTCGATACAACAATCGATTGGAAGAACACCGGCGACAACTCGTATGATGGAGAGAAATTACAACTCCTCGTCCACGACGAATCCGGTAAATGGGAGAGGCCGGACAATATACTCAACAACTGGAGAGTCACGAAAACGTGCCTCAGGCTCGGTGCCAAAATAGTAGGTAAATGTATGATGGGTTCTACATCTAATGCTTTAGCAAAAGGTGGAGATAACTTTAAAAAATTATTTTATAATTCAGATGTCACAAATAGAAACCGCAATGGCCAGACTACAAGTGGACTATATTCTTTGTTCATACCTATGGAGTGGGGATACGAAGGGTTTATTGACAAATACGGATATCCTGTCTTCGATACACCATCAGACCCGGTTGAAGGAATTGATGGGGAAAAAATATTTACGGGAGTCGTTGATCATTGGGAAAATGAAGTAGAAGGATTAAAAAAAGATAGTGATGCTTTAAATGAATATTATAGACAGTTTCCAAGATCAGAGAAGCATGCATTTAGAGATGAAACAGTTAATTCATTATTTAATTTAACTAAAATATATGAGCAAATAGATTTTAACGAAGAAATGGCTATTAAAGGTTATGTTGTTCGTGGAACTTTTGCTTGGCAAAATGGTATAAAAGACACTAAAGTTGTATGGATACCTAGTAAAAATGGTAGATTTAAAATATCATGGATACCGCCAGACAATATACAAAATAATATAATTATAAAAAATGGTATTAAATATCCTGGTAATGATGGCTTCGGAGCCTTCGGGTGTGATAGTTATGACATCAGCGGTACTGTTGGCGGTGGTGGGTCTAATGGTGCTCTTCATGGATTAACTACTTTTTCTATGGTAAATGATGTGCCTAATACTAAGTTTTTCTTAGAATATATAGCACGACCACAAACAGCAGAAATATTTTTTGAAGAAGTATTAATGGCATTAGTGTTTTATGGCATGCCAATACTTGCTGAAAACAATAAACCAAGATTATTATATCATTTAAAAAGAAGAGGTTATAGAGGTTTTTCTATGAACAGACCTGATAAACTTTTAGGTAATTTATCTAAAACAGAAATAGAATTAGGAGGTATACCAAATACATCTGAAGATATAAAACAAGCGCACGCAGCTGCTATTGAATCTTACATAGAAGACTATGTAGGACGTAAAGAAGAAAATCATGGTAATATGTATTTTCAAAAAACATTAGAAGACTGGGCACGTTTTGATATATCAAGAAGAACATCTCATGATGCATCCATAAGTAGTGGACTTGCAATTATGGCATGTAGAAAACATATGTATAGGCCTAATATGGAAAGAACAAATAAAAAAATAGACTTTCGTTTTGCTAAATATAAAAACGATGGATCAATGAGTAAGATAATACAATAACTATGGCAATAACAACAGGACAACTTCCTACACAATTTCCGAGTCAAGCTGTCTCAGATGAAGAAAAAATGTCTTCTGAATATGGTTTATCGGTTGGAAGGGCTATTGAGCAAGAGTGGTTCAATAAAGATAATAATCCCGGTATGTATTATCAAACCAATGAAGAGTTTCATAGGTTGCGTTTATATGCAAGGGGTGAACAGTCTATAAGAAAATACAAAGATGAATTTGCTATTAATGGTGATTTATCTTATTTAAACTTAGACTGGAAACCTGTACCTATTATTCCTAAGTTTGTAGATATAGTTGTTAATGGTATGCAAGATAGGCTTTTTGATATAAAAGCTTTTGCACAAGATCCTGTAGCTACAAAAGAAAGAACTAACTACGTTAAAAAAGTAGAAAGAGATATGGCATCTCAAGAAGTTCTAGGAGTTATAGAACAAGAACTTGGCGTTAATGCTCGTAATATACCTAAAGATGAAGTTCCTGCTAGTACAGATGAACTAGAGGTATACATGCAGTTAAACTATAAGCAAGGAATAGAAATAGCTGAAGAACAAGCTATTAATAATGTTTTCTTAGCAAATAAGTACCCTGAGTTAAAAAAACGTGTTGATTATGATTTAGCTGTATTAGGTATTGGTGCTGTTAAAAATACATTTAATAATACTGACGGTATAAAATTAGATTATGTAGATCCAGCTAGCTTAGTATGGTCTTACACTGAAGATCCTAATTTTGAAGACTGTTATTATTTTGGTGAGGTAAAAAGAATATCTGTAAACGAACTTAAAAAACAATTTCCAAATTTACCAAATGAAGAAATAGCGGAGTTTGTAAAAAAAGGTTCTAATTGGGTTGACTATAATAATAATTGGTTTAACAAAAATTTTAATAGTGAAATAGATAACAATAACACATTAACGGTGTTATATTTTAATTGGAAAACGTGGGAAAATAACGTTTATAAAATTAAAGAAACTTCTACAGGTGCTGACAAAGCTATATTAAAAGACGATCAATTTAATCCACCGCAAGATAAAAGAACAAGATTTGAAAGAGTAGCACAAGCTAGAGAAGTAATTTATGAAGGTGCTTATGTGTTGGGTAGCAACATTTTACTTAAATGGGAAAAAGCTACTAATATGATAAGACCTAGTTCAAACACTAATAAAGTGTTAATGAATTATACTGTATCAGCGCCTAGAATGTATAAAGGTTGTATTACATCTCTTGTTTCTAAAATGACACCTTATGCTGATTTAATACAGTTAACACATTTAAAACTACAACAAACAATACAAAGGATGGTTCCATCTGGTGTTTTTGTAGACGCTGATGGTGTTGCTGAAGTTGATTTAGGTAATGGTACTAATTACAATGCACAAGAAGCATTAAATATGTACTTTTCAACAGGTTCTATTATAGGTAGGTCTTTAACTGTTGAAGGTGATACTAACCCAGGTAAAGTGCCAATACAAGAATTACCAGGTACTCAAGGTAATCAAATACAAATATTAGTAGCTGCATATAATCAATATCTTCAAATGATAAGAGATATTACAGGTTTAAATGAAGCTAGAGATGGTTCTGATCCTGATCCAAATTCATTAGTTGGAGTACAGAAATTAGCAGCAGCAAATAGTAATACAGCTACAAGACATATATTATCATCAAGCATGTATATAACATTAGCTTTAGCTGAAGCTATATGTTTAAGATTTAAAGATGTATTAGAGTTTCATCCTACAAAAGAAGCTTTCATAGGTGCATTAGGTAGGTTTTCTGTAGGATCATTAGAAGAAATGGAAAATTTACATCTACATGATTTTGGTATATTTTTAGAATTAATGCCTGATGAAGAAGAAAAATCTTTATTAGAAGCTAATATACAAGCTGCATTATCAAGAGATAGTATAAATTTAGAAGATGCTATTGATATACGTGAAATAAAAAATCTTAAACTTGCTAATCAAGTACTTAAGATAAGACGTATTAAGAAACAACAGATAGATCAACAAATGGCTCAAGCAGCTAGTGTTGCTCAAGCTGAAGCACAAGGAGCTGCTCAAATACAAATAGAAGAAGCAAAAGCTCAAGCAGAACAAGTTAAAACAGAATCTAAAATTCAATATAGACAAGCTGATATTGAGTTTGAAATTAAAAAATTAGAAGTAGAAGCTCAAACAAAAAGAGAGCTTATGCAGTTTGAATATGACTTAAATGTTAAATTAAAAGCGTTAGAATTAGAAGCTCAAAAAGAATTAGTGGAAAAACAAAATGAAACAGCTGTTGAGGTTGCTAATTTAAAAACTTCTGCTAAAAGTTTATCAGGACCACCACAAACAGGTAAACCTGCTAAATCATTTGAGTCAAAAGGTAATGATGTACTAGGTGGTATTGATTTATCAAGATTTGAACCTAAGTAAAAGTTAAATTATTTTATTATATATTATTATGGAAGAACAAGAAAAAGTACAAGTTAAAGCTGTAGTAGATGATACTCCAGCACCTACAAAACAAGAACAAGAAGCTGCAGTATTAGATAAAGCAGTAGAAACTGGGGAAGTTGCATCTGAATATGGATTACAAACCGATGGTGTTTATAAAGTTAATTTAGATAAACCTCCTGTACAAAAAGAAGAAAACAATGCCGTTCAAGAGCGAAAAACAGAGGAAGTTTCTGTGGATGAAACATCCGGAGATAGCAAAGAAGTGGACAAAGAAGTACGGGAGCAGTCCAGTGAAAAAAACGACACCGTTCAAACTGAAGAAAAAGTATTAGAAGAAAATGAATCTCCTTTAGAATTAATTAAAGAAGATGAAGAAACTGTTGTTAAAGAAGAAGAACCTTCAATAACAGCAGAACAAAAAGAAGAAGTTAAGGAAGCTGAAAAACAAATGCTTCCTGAAAACGTAGAAAAGCTAGTTACATTTATGGAAGAAACTGGTGGTTCTTTAGAAGATTATGTTAATCTAAATAGAGACATTAGTAAGTACGACAATGTAACACTTATGCGTGAATATTATAAAACTACAAAACCTCATCTAAACCAAGATGATGTTGAGTTTTTACTCAATAAAAATTTTAGTTATGATGAAGAGGCGGATGATCCGTCAGAAGTTAAAGCTAAGCAATTAGCTTTTAAAGAAGAGTTATTTAATGCTCAAAACCACTTTAAAACAAGTAAGGAAAAATACTATGCTGATCTTAAGTTAAGAAAGCAAAATGAAGTTGCTCCTGAATATAAAGAGGCATATGATTATTATAATAACCAAAAGCAATTAATAGAAGAAAGTGAGAAATTACAAAAGGATTTTTTAAGTAAAACAGATAAAGTTTTTTCAGACGATTTCAAAGGTTTTGATTTTAGCGTTGGAAAAAATAAATATCGTTTTAAAGTAGATAATCCATTAAAGACTAAAGAATTTCAGTCAGATATAAAGAATTTTGCTAATACCTTTATAGGTAAAGATGGTACTGTTGCAGATGCAAAAGGTTATCATAAAGCATTATTCGCAGGAGCAAATGCAGATAAAATAGCTAATCATTTTTATGAGCAAGGCCGTGCCGATGCTATAAAGGAACAAGCTAAGACTGCAAAAAATATTGATATGTCTCCGCGGTCTGATAATAGCAATATTATGAGTTCAAGCGGTCAAAAAATTAGAGTAGTTTCAGGCGATGATTCATCAAAATTGCGCATTAAATGGAAATAAATAATTTTTAAAATCAAAACAAATGGCATTTACAGTAGGCATACCA